ATGATTGCCAGCCAGATGATTGCCAACCGACAGACTTTCTTTGGCCGGGGAAGTCTGAGCCAGCTGTTACCACTACTCGCTGATAAGCCCGCTGCGACGCTGCTTTTTTGCGGGCGTTCTTTCCTCAAAGGCACGGCCTGGAGCGTATATCAATCTGAACTTGAACCACAGTTTATCGGCCATGAAATTGTCAGTCATGAAGCCTCTCCGGCAGAAATTGATGCATGGGTTGAGCGATGGCGTGGTAAGGTAGAACGAGTGGTGGCAATTGGCGGCGGCAGCGTACTTGATGCGGCTAAAGCGTTCGCCGCGCTGAGTCAGCATCCGCTGAATACGCTTCGCTATCTGGAAAAAGTGGGCGACACGCCCTTGAGTGGTGCAACGCTACCGCTTATCGCCATCCCCACCACCGCAGGAACGGGTAGCGAAGTAACGCAAAATGCCGTAGTTACAGATAAAACGGCGCATAAGGTAAAAGCATCGTTGCGCCATGCCAACTTCGTTCCGCAGATTGCCATTCTTGATGCAGATTTGCTGCGCGGCACGACCACTCACATTCTTACCTGCTGCGCTATCGATACTTTCACTCACCTGTTTGAGGCATGGCTTTCCTGCAAAGGTAATCTTTTTACTCGCCAGACGGCATTGAGCGGAATGCGCGCATTTATCAACGGCTGGCCTTATCTGGACAAGGATGGTTCTCCAGGTGACCAGGCTCGTGAGCAAATGTTGTTAGCTTCATGGCAGGGGGGATTGAGTCTGAGTATGGCAGGGCTGGGCGTGATTCATGGTATCGCTGGGGAGCTAGGTGCCATCAAAAATTATCATCATGGTGAGGTCTGTGGCCGCCTGCTACTGCCTTTCCTTGAGCTACTGAACAAAACAGAAAACCCTGAGCAGCAGGCATTGATGGCCGATCTGGCCGCTGCACTTTTTCCCGTCCATGCCCTTTCTCCTGCAAAAATGCTGGCAGAATGGTTGAAGGATCGGGCAATTGCACCTTTCTGGCAGGATGCCCCCCCACTCACAGTCTCAGAAATTGACTGGATACTGGCACGTTCAAACAGTAAAAACTCCCTGGTCACGTACAGCAAAGCCCAGCAGCGCTTTATGTTGGAAAGCGCCTTTTCCGTTCAGTAACGCCGTAAGATGTTTGCGTTTCACGCGGCGATATCTGGCCAGATAGTCCATACTCTCCCTTTGCCATGTCACAGGAGACATGAATGAAAATCGATCTGAGCGGAAAAACAGCTTACCCAAGGAGCAGATCTCAATGAACTGCGGTGACGTTTGTTAAAGAAAATCGTCCCGGCTCCCTCATTCAGCATGCTGCAAGTGTCGAAGAGGTAAGCAATATGGCGGTTTATGTTAGCTCTCCACTTGCTTCTGCAACAACAGTCGCTGCCCTGCGGGTAGATGGTGGAGTAGTAGATACACCCTTTTAATCCCGGCATAGAAAGTGACTTTTCACCAGCGAATTCAGGTCAATGAAGACAATCAGATTATGACATTTACCCTTTACGCTGTCAGATCTGGCATTAAATATGCACAATTCTGCAGTTCAGCGCAAACATAGTGTAAATATTAGGTTATTTTCCAGATACAGGCGTTCAGCGTCGTTCTGCCGGGTGGCCCTGAGTACGCGCATGTAGTGTTTTTTGCCGGTGTCGAGCGTGACGGCGATATGACGGCGGGCCGGTACGTCTCCGGCGACGGCCGTGTCCGACAGGCCGCAATATTCCACATCCATATAATTCCCGTTCAGTCCGGAAACCGGCACCAGCTCGTCAGGATCGCCTGCGATCCTGACGAGCTGGCGGCCCCCGCAGCCAGTAAAACAGCACGCGCAGTGCCCGCTGGTCCGTGCGGCCTGAGACGGTCCACGTATGCTGTGCGGCGTAAAACGGCCGCTGCGCCGCGTCGGTGCGGTACGGGATGCCCACCGTGTTATCCAGTTTCATTATCAGGCGCTGAAATTCCGCGCTGAGATCTTCCCGGTAATCAGGTTCATGCTCCAGCACCGGCACGCCCAGATAGGTGACCGGCGGGGCCGTTGCGTTCAGAGACACGAAAGCGCACCTGTGCCGATATCAGCGAACCACGCCGGGTGATGGCGGGCGGTTCGGTCAGCACGGCCGGGCGCAGGGGGTAAACCAGCGCCTCTTTGAACGTCAGCCAGGTGGCCCCTATGCTTGAAATCGTGCAGCTTTCCCACTGTGCCAGCCAGCCGGGCTGCGACTGGATCAGCACCTCTGCACCGGCGACGAACTCACGGCCCGCAGTCGGCACGCCGACCGTTTTCTTTCCCGCCGCGTAGTTTGTGGTTATCTGCACCACGTCAGCCCACAGCGGGATGGCCCATTCCATAGCACCCACGCGCGCCAGCCAGTTCTGGAACGCGCCGCGCTCCACACCGGCACATACGGTGGTCAGTTCAAAATACCGGCGGGGCGTCAGGCGGCGTGCGACGCGCTGTTCTGCTCCCGTCGGCGACTGTAAAACGTCTGTTTTCCACTCAAGGGTTTCGGTCAGACCTTCCGACCAGTCCGGCGCACCCAGCCACGGGAAGACGGCCATTATTTGACCCTCAGTATCTGGCGGAGCGTGGAAGCGTTGCTGCTGATAAAGGTGATCATGGTGCGTTTACCGCTGGCCGTGTTCACGCCCTTACTGAGCGCCTCGGTCGGGTCAAAGACCAGCGTCTGCTGTAATACGGGCTGCTGCGTCGGTGCGCTGATGTTCACTATGGGGCGTGAAAATGCCGCAGAGGAAACCGGCCCAGCGTTTGCTCCTGTCTGCTGCGTTTCATTTATCCGCCTTTTTGTCCAGTTTCTGCTCAATACGCTGTAGCATTGCCATAATCTGCTGGAAATCACGGTGTGCATCGTCGCGGCGCTGATAGTTGTCACGAATATCGCGCAGCTCGTCCCTGAATTTTTTCTGGTCCTCATTGATGTTACGGGCCCAGAAAGAAATCAGACCGGTGGAGATTGCCAGCACGATGCTGAATGCAGAATTCAGCAGCGCAAAGCGCCGGATTCACCCGCCGCCCGCAGCGCATGGTATTCAGCAATAAAACGCCTGTTGCGAAGCTCCCGCAGGGCAGCAGAACAGCGCGGAATATAGAGCGTTTCGCCACCGAAACGGGCCGCAATTTTCTTTGCGGACTCCACAGGAACAGCAGACGCCAGAACGTCAACACGACGTTTTCCCGTCGTGTTGACGTTCTTTCCGACCGGGAAGGACACGCCGCCGACATGCTCTATTAACGACTGCGTGTCACGATAGCCGATTAATTCGACCAGTTCCAGCACGACCGCCTGTAACAGTTCGCTGACGGATTCAAAATTTTTGTTCCGGATCATTGTCTGCTGCCTCCCGTTTCTGCCGCCGTTTCTGGTCAGCAATCAGTTCCTGCATCAGTTTAAACAGCTCTTCATCGGTCAGCCATTCGACAGCCTGACGGCCTTCAAACATATGCCGCGCCATCGCTTCGGCATACTGCCACGGCCGGGCGGATACGGTCAGCAGTGCTTCAATTTTGGCGAGAACGTCTTCCCGACTCCGGGCGACGTGCGGGCGGCGGCCGCGCCGTGGATTACAGCGCGGAAAACCACTCTGGTGCATATGCTCCAGCACGCTTTCCAGCTCAGCTACGGTGCATTTGGTGCTGCTGGTTTTACCGGTAAACCGGGCCAGTACAGCCCGGTATGTTTCATCATCCCAGTTAAGGGCGGATTTGCCGGTATGCAGCACGCGAATTAATTTTTGTTTAATCACATTCGCGGCCATGTTTACGCTACCCGTTATTGACAGTAAACGGCAGTTCTCCCAGCATGAATAACGCAAGCGTTATCCCCAGCCTGAGTCCACGGCCCAGTTCGGAACCTGCCTTAATATCCGGATACTGATAACCCAGTTCAATATCCGCATCCTTCTTATCAACGACAAGTTGCAGCTGGGCTACTTTATTTTTGTGCCATTCGGTGACACAGGCGGCCAGTTCAGAAACTTTATCACTGTCATCATTGAAATTAATCATGATTAACCCTCAGAGTTTTACCCATCATCAGCCCGGCCTTGTCGGATATACAGCTTCGAACGAGCACGGATAATTTCATCAGAGTTTCAGCAGAAAGGACGCATTCACGAGCACTGGTTAACTCTGCCATTCTGCCAAGGTGTTGCAGCTCATTAGCCCATTTATTCAGAGTGGCATCCCGGCTGCTATCAGGTAACGCAGGGGCAAGGTGTTCACCGAACGCCCCTCAATGCTCACCACGACCGCGCCGTGTCCCAGCGTCTAGGCTCCGGAGCGGGTGACGACCCGTTCACCGTCGCCGGGCTGGTTAACCAGTGGGAAATAATAAAACTTACTGCCGACAGGATAGAGGATATTAAATTCATCTGCCGTCATATTCAGGGGTAGTAATTTTATTTTCATGATTTGATTTTCCATTTCTTATTGTGCCGCTCTATTGCGGCTTTCATATCACTGCGGGCCTGACCACGCAGAATTGCGCGGCTGTCTGCGCCCCAGAATCTGAAGCGTGTTTTTCCGGGGTATTCTGTAAACTCCTGCGCTGACGCGCGGTTATTAAAGGTGTAGTTACGTTGTTTTCCGTTATCGTAATAATTACAGCTGGTCACGCTCAGATACATGTTTCACCCCGCCGGTTATACGTTCGGTTACACGGGAATTCCACACGTCGATGGCAGACTGAAACGCCTTTTTATGCACCCATTCACAGGCTTTACGGCTGCGGATATTTCGTCCTGAAAATTCCGTTTCGAAATCTCCGGCTACTCTTGCGCCACAATTATCACATTCAGCTTAATAATAAGGTGTGTGCGTATTACTAACGTTAATGTAGCGGGAACCACAGAACGGACACGGCCTCAGCGCCGGGTCGGCATCCGGCTCATATTCACCGTGCGCGCTCCACCCGTAAGAATCACCAAATACTCTTAACTCCATATAACCCTCGCTTATTTTTCAAAAGGGGGCATAAAACCCGTAATAAAGGCAAGGAACAACGTAATAAGGACTGCAAAGGGGATCGCGATTATACAAATAATAATTGCAACACCAACACAGCTGATAACGTCTGTCACCTTAATTAAAACGTTTCCTATCCGCATACATACCTCACCGTTGAGAAAATCAGACCCATCCAGAAGAAGAAACAACCGACAATCATAAATACCCAGATGTGTCTTTTGATAATATCCATATATTCCATATTCCTGATTAAGGGCGCGGGGAACCCTGACGGATAATCGCGCCGTTGTTATAAAAATCAGACTTCAGACTAATGCAGGAACGGCCGGTCTCAGCTTGTTGACGTTGACAAAGTAAGGATTAATGCTTATTTCAACAAAAGTTTTACCGTCAACATCATTAGCCGTGCCGATTGTTTTACATCGTTTCCCCTGAAAATGTTCAGGATTGACAGAATAAAAAAAATAATCGTCGGGCCGGTGGCGCTGATTAAAATCAGCTGCCCCGTTAAAAGCCAGGCCGGATCGTCTGGACAGGTAGTCGCAGGTTTCAGCCCGGCAGGCCGCCCAGGACTGATTTTTTTACTGGCAGGGCACGTTACGGCGCGGCGTGTGCATAGGCTCCCTGACGTTCGAGCTGTGCTGCCTCGTTTGCAAACCGCGCATAGCTATTGCCACGGCATGACATCGCGGGATTGTTCATAAGCAGATCCCGGCAATATCAAGCGGTATGGTCCGGTATTGATCGGAGTCGCCTATACGTTCATAAACGCGGATATAAGACCGGCTGCCGACAACCTGCACGGCTTCCCCGATTGCCGTCATGGCCTTAATCCAGCGCGGGTCGTCAATATCCAGCTTGCGTAATTTCAGCACCTCGCCAGTGTTGATCTCGCCTTCCTTGTCCGTGGAGAACACACGATTGATCAGCGCGTGGATCTCCGGGCACGCGCCCTCTGTCCAGTCAGCCAGGCAGGCGTCAATCAGAGCTTTAGCAGCCTGTAAGTGTTCATCAAAAGCAATTTTATCCTGCATGGCGCGCTGGATTTTATAGCGTCCGTCGAACGTGAACAGCGTCACATTGCCTTTTTTACCGCCGAGACTGACGCCGTATTCATTCGCGGAAAGGTCCACAAAAGCGGCAATATCAGCAAAGCCGGTCAGTTTGAAGTCTGCGAGTAATTTATTCAGCTCAACTGCACGGCCTATAATTTCACCGACCAGGGCATCGCGCGCCATATCAATCGGCTTAATCAGACTCTCAGGCGTCATAACGCCTTTGGCGTCCACCCAGTAACCGGTCGGCGCTTCTTCTTCAGTTAACTTATTGTTTTAATTTTATATTTTTCAATCTCGCTGTTTTTGAGTTAAGTTGTTCGGTATATTTTAAAAAAATATAACCGATTCCCCTCTGAATCATTTCTGCCAGTTCTTTTTCATGGTTACAGTAATTTCCTGCAACTCCGTTAACCTCAATATCCAAATCCATTCTGCTATTTTCATGTGCAATTTTGGGTCGTGACGCAGATTTATTGATAATGATGAAGGGTAAGATACCAACCGATGATCTTATCGTGCATTTCCTCTGACTTCGAAAAGCAAATTGTTCTGCGAGTCAGTCGTTTGATATGTGTGCGAAGATTAAGATTATGTCGTTCTGTCCGTTGGGTATATTTCTTGCTCACCACGTGGCTTGTTGCACTTAACAGAACTTTATAAACCGGCCACGCATCTGTCATATAAAAGGCAATGTTAAATTTGCTTAACAGGGCCAGCAATCGTCGCAGGGTCGGGGCATTTCTCGGGCCGAAGACATGGGCCAGAGCACGTTTGCGGATACGGTCATAAGCATAGAACAACCACCGGGGATTGCTTTTACACCGCACGTAAGACCATTGTTCACTGGCTTCACAGCAGATAACAACCTCCGTTTCGGGGTCGATATTCTCAGCTACCTGCTTTGGGGAAATTTTTTTACGTGCCGCAGAACCGTATTGAGGCTGATACCGAGAACCCGTGCGGTATCGCGACATCCGTAACCATTCATGGCCATATTAACAATGGTCTGGTGTGTGTCTGGTTTGGCACCGGAGTAGCTAAAGTTGAGCTGAAAGGTCTTTGAACAATGCTTGCAGATGTAACGTTGGGCACCGGATGCTGAATGTCCGTTACATCGTACAGCATGAGTTTCATTGCACTGAGGGCAGACGACATCAACTTTAGCCATATGTTACATCCAAAGCGCAAAGCATACGTGATCAGCAAGTCTGCGTCACGACCGACTATCCGGCACTGCTATTTAGCAGAATAAATAAATCTTTACCGCAGGGTTTAACAGGAAGACACACCCCTGATACGTTAAACTATCACTTTTTGAAAAAAGAGGCAGCGATTTAATTACTGTTGTTCATAAAGGCAAAATCATCATCACTACTGGCCACAAGAATTTACCAACGCTCATCCCATCAAACCCCGGAGCGAAATCACTTAAACGCAGAGTTACTTGATTATGAAATTCAAATCCAGAGAGCTGATTTCATTTTTATTTAACGATGACGCTGACAATTTTAAAAACACCAACAACCAACCAGGCATCAGCCAATTTTTTATTTAACTCTGTAATAGCCTTTATATAACGCAGTATTTTACCATGATAGATTTTCATGCCAAACCAACTTCATTGACTCAACTAGCTAAAGAGATGGCGATTATTTAAAACCATTTATTTATACCAGCGCTGCTATGTTTAACAACAACCCGATCTGGAATGAATAGAATAAACGTTGCAGGCGTCAGCGGTGAAAACAGCATGAGAGATGGCAAAACGCTGATGATAACGCAGACGAAAAGCATGCATCTCCTGCGAATCCGGTTCCAGCTCACGTAAAAAAACCAGTGCCAGACGCACATGCTCACTCGACATTTCCGTTGGGAGATAAGCTTTCCTCAGTACCCCGCGCCAGAAAGTCAGGTTTTCTTCTGACTCATCAACAATAAAAACATGATAAATAAGCAAAACCATCGCAGCATTGCTCAAGTGAGTTTCATTGTCCCGGCCAAGATAAGCAACAAATTCATCTCCTGCCGTGCGTCCCATTAAGGTAATAAGAGACTCAACAAAAATTGGTTCGATATTTAACCTTCGGGTCAATGCCTTTGCAGCGCGGCGCTTCTGCGAGTTGAGCACGCGGAAACCAACGATAAAAACCACAATCAGTGTCAACAGCATTAGCCAAATCATTGAATATCCATTTTAAAAAGTATCAGGTTACCCCTGTCATAACACAACAGGGGGACAGATTAACAGCCGCTTTATGTATGGGCAACTGGAGAGTTGTCTATATGCAATAATTTGTTAACATAACCAAAACAGAAAATTCATGCCTTGTTATGGATATGAGGATGAAAATAAAACTGGGTATGACTCAAGATTGCAAGCTATAATGCCCCTGCATGAAAAACAAGGAGTGTCCATGTCGATTTATATGATTACCGCCATCCCGTTATTACTTGTCTCTCTGACTATGCTTGTGATGGCGGCAAAGCGAAAACAGCGTATCTATTTTAACCTTGGACTCAGCTTGATGTTAGCTTCTGTCATCAATTTCTTGGTAGGACTTTACACGGGGAATAATTTACGTTAATAACAGAGAAGCAATGGCCCATTGCAAATGACAGCCACTTAACCAGTACAAAAACGTTATTTTTAAACGCTTACTAACAGGTATACTCATACCGTAATGTGCATTTTCCTGTGCACTGTCGATGTTAAAAAAATAACCAGCAACAACACAGTCGTCACATGACCAAATTAGGCAAAGGTGCTTTTTTCAAATAAGCGGAAAGTGTCATATGGCACTCCGCTTATAATCCCCACGATGCCGGGAACGAGGTTACCGCAAGATTACAAAGCGTGACGCGCCATTGCTGACCACTTATGCAAGTCACGAATTGCCCCCGAATTTCAGTCAGTGTGGTGCATTTTCCAGTACCTTATGGATGACCGATGAAAGTTCATTGATTTCAAATTTGGCAACATAGCCGTTAGCCCCTACTTTGCGTACGTGATCTTCGTTCGCGCTACCAGAAAGCGATGAGTGAATCACCACGGGAATATTACGTAAACGCTGGTCAGTTTTGATATTACGAGTGAGAGTGAAACCGTCCATTTCAGGCATTTCCAAATCGGTCAGTACCAGAGCAATTTTGTCGTGAACAGACTCGCCGTTAGCTATCGCCTGCTGATCAATTTGTTTGATTTTTTCCCAGGCTTCCAGGCCGGTAACATGCATTAATGCCGGTATTCCCATCACTTTCAATCCCTGTTCAAGCATCTGACGGGCCACTTTAGAATCCTCAGCCACAATAGCGACAGCGCCTGGCTTAATGTTGAAAGAATTGAGCTTGATATCGCCTTCTTTTACTTCACGCACCGACGGAATAACATCATTGAGAATTTGTTCGACATCCAGAACCAGTGCCATGCTGTTGGTTTTACTGTCCAGGCAGGCAATACTGGTAATATTGCGGCTGCTAACGCCGGACTCGGCCGTATGAATCTGGCTCCAGTCAAGACGCACAATATCATCAACGGATTCAACGGCGAAAGCCTGAGTACTCCGGGCGTATTCGGTTACTAATAACAGGTTGAGGCCGGTTTCTGGCGAACACCCCGCCACTGCGGGCAGATCAATCACCGGGATGAACTGGCCGCGAATGTTGGCCATTCCCAGCAAAGGAGATTTCATTCCTGCTGCTTTGGTAATGGTTGGCATGGGAACAATTTCACGCAGCTTAAATACATTGATACCAAAGAGTTCTGGTTTCGCTTCGCTATTGTCTGCTCCCAGACGAAACAGTAATAATTCAAACTTATTGGATAAGGCGAGATTCGCTCTCTCATCAATGTCTTTTTGAAAATTATCCATCTCTACCTCTGAGTTATCTTTTTGGTTATACGCAATCCACATCAGTGTACGCAGAGAGGGACAGAGTGCTGTTCTGTCGTTCAGGCGTGGTACACTGAATCACACTCTGTGTATATCGGCAGCAATAAAAAAAAGTACAGGGTAGTCACCGATTAATTATCAGCAGCTCCCGAAAGACAGTTCTGTCAGCGCAGACCTGCTACCTCCTTTATCACCATCGCGGTGTTATCTAAACCCACAGATTCGGCTTGCGAAATGCAAATAATTTAATACGAGAAAAAGGCATCTCGTTTTCAATCGACATTCTGGAAAAAACTAAGATAGCTTATTTCTATGAACATGCTCGCCACGAATCGATGAATCCATTGTTATTATTCTGAACTGTCAGAAATATTCATCGTGAATATTAAAAACAGCCCATTATTGCAATAATATCACTGGTTATTTATTTTTGTTTAAATCTTCAGGAGAATGATATGTTAACAGGACCAACAGTGAACAGCTTCACCATCGTTGCAGGTGGTTATTTTGCCGATGATTTTAGGAGTCGTATTGGGTGAACTGTTCTACCTGGAGAGAAATATTGGTAAGGTGGGCAATCTGGCACGTGGCATTGCCGCTAAACTGGCACCGGACAACGGCATGGATCAACGTGCCTTTACCGAAAAATTCGTGGCAATCGTTGTACTTTTCTGCGCCAGTGGTACAGAAGTTATCGGGGCCATGCTGAATCGTGAAGGGCTGTATTTTGGCGCTGCGCCGCTGCTTTCGCTGGATTGGTGCGGATTTATAGACTCTTTATTTTCGTGCATTTTTTGTCTTTATGTCGTATTTTCGCTTTCTCAGTACACCATACTGTACACCACATCAATGGTGTACCGGGATACAGGAATCAGTAGAAGTATGGCTTACTATAACATAGTAAAGCGTCCGCGTGCTGACGGTACTGTGAGGTACCGCTGCACTGCTGGCGTAAAGGAAGGTGGCAAACATCTACATCGCGAAACGCGAACCTTTGGCAAATTGGCTCAAGCCAAAACATGGGGGGCAAAACGCGTAATCGAACTGGAAGAAAATGGCGTACCCAACAGCAACGACATCGGGAAAATGACTGTTGGTGACCTGTTAAAACGTTATATCAACGATCCCAATCTTGGTGGCAAGGCTGGCCGCACAAAGCGTTATGTGCTCGATATGCTGCTGGATTGCGACATAGCCGAGACTTTACTTACAGACCTGTCAACCAGCCACGTTATCGAACATTGTCGCCAGAGAAACGGGGCAGGTGCTGGTCCATCCACAGTTAACCACGATGTGAGTTACTTATCTTCTGTTTTAGCTTCAGCTAAACCTGTTTATGGTATTGACTACATAACCAACCCCGCAACCGACTCAAGGCCACTCCTGCTCCAGATGGGGCTGATTGGCAAATCCAGGCGACGCAGCCGCCGCCCGGCAAGCAACGAGTTGGATAGATTGCTGGCCGGGCTCGAGTCCAGAAGCTAACACATCGCGGCAAAAATACCCTTCGTTGATATTCTGAACTTTTCGATCCTCAGTTGTATGAGGGTGGGCGAAGTGTGCAAAATCCGTTGGGAGGACGTGGACGAAAAACAAAAGGCCGTACTGGTCAGAGACAGAAAAGATCCGCGCAAAAAATCAGGTAATCATATGCTGGTTCCACTGCTCGGAGAAGCCTGGAACATCGTGCAGCGTCAGCCCAAAACCAGCGAGTTAATTTTCCCCTATAACTCCCGTTCCGTAACGGCGGGTTTCCAGCGTGTAAGGAATGCCCTGGGCATTGAAGACTTGCGGTACCACGATCTGCGCCGCGAAGGAGCCAGCCGACTATTCGAGGCAGGGTTCAGTATCGAAGAAGTGGCTCAGGTCACCGGCCATCGTTCACTAAATGTTTTATGGCAGGTTTATACGGAGCTATACCCCAAATCCCTGCATGAAAAATTCAACTCAAAAATGATTGACGTAAAACACAAAATATGAAGTCGTAAATTTTTGCAAGTTTGACAGGTAAAGGGTAAAATCCGTTCGACAGATACTAAGTGTGAGGGGCGTGCAATTGAGCGAAGATAAAAAAGTCGAATTCAGTACCAGCGACATACTGAACGCTTTACTGCATCGCGGGCAGAACATGCAGCATCTGGCCACTCAGGAAAGCGTCGATAATCTTCGTCGTGAAAGTGAGGCGAATTTTAATCAGATTAGCAAGCGTTTCGAACAGGTTGATAAGCGATTTGAGCAAGCCGATAAGCGTTTCGACAAACTGGAGAGCAAGCTGGATCGTTTACAGTGGTTTATCGTTGCTGCTGCGCTTGCTCTTATCTTTAAAGATTATCTTTTTAAAGCCGCCGCTGCTCTCGCCCATTGATACCTCCCACTTACTGGAGGTTTAAATGTTGTATCCCGTTGCTATTGATAAAAGCGATTCATCGTTCGGCGTTCGCGTACCTGATACTACAGGCTGCTTCTCTGGCGGCGACAGCTATCAGGATGCGATTGAGAGCGTGCGTGAGGCTATCGACGCACATATTGAACTACTGGTGGAAGATGGCGAAGCGGTGCCGGAAGCGACCAGCGTGGAAAACTGGCTGGCCGATCCCGATTATGCTGGAGTGGTGTGGGCGCTGGTTGATGTGGATGTTACCCGTTTAATGGGGAAAGCGGAAAAAATCAGCGTTACACTCCCTTCTTTGCTGATCCGCCGTATCAATCAGTTTGTCGCTGCGCACCCTGAGTACGGTAGCCGTTCCGGCTTCCTGTCCCGCGTGGCAGCTGATAAAGTTATTGGACGAGAAAAACATTAAGCCTCGTGAGAAGCTTTCCTGTAAAGCCATCTAACGTTCACAGTTGCGTCGGGCTGCGTTCACTTATTGCTGACATAACTTCCTGAGCGGTAATAACGAACATCGGTTGGTCGGAAAATTCAGAAGTAAGTGGACGTTCTTCGGGAGGCACCCTTATAACAGTATGCAGTTCCTTATCCTGAAGAGGGCCAGTATGAGCCGGGTTAGCAGTAACAAACAGGCTTATTGTGGGAACCTTAAGTGCAACAGCTATGTGTAGCGGTCCTGTATCACCAGTAACAAGAACATCAAATCTTGAAATATGCTCAACCAGTTCTTTTAAGTTTAGAGTTCCCACATAGTTTTCAATATAATTACACTCATCACGACTCATACCTGCAAAAAACGAATTAGCCAAATTTATTTCTTTAGGAGAACCAATAAGAGCTATGCGACATTTCATCCCAGAAGAAAGTAACAGCCTTGCCAGCTCCTGAAAACGATAAACCGGCCAGCGCCTTAGAGATTCAGACGCACCAAGTTGGAAAGCTACAACTATTCTATCTTTCGATTTTTCTTGATCAAGTTCAATTTTTACGGGTATTGACATGGAAATATCTTTTTTTTCACACCCTAACTCACCCACTAAATTGAGTTTGCGTTCAATTAAATGGCCTTTAAATTCATGATTACTTATTGATGAAATCCAACGCTTCAAAATCAAATCTTTTTCGTTGTAGCTATCTTTCAAAATATATTCACACCCAGATAACGATACGCAAAGTATATCATAGGGACTTTTGGAGTGGAGTAATATCGCCAACACAGGTTTTTGCTTTCGAATTTCACAGATTAATGACGGCAAGAATTTAACCTTCTGATCCCAATAAAGTATCTTAGAAAACCAGTCACTCCCCTCAACAAGAAGCTTATTTTTATAACTCGACACCAATGTGATTTTTGCGTTCGGGTAACGTTCCCGCACAGCTCGTATAGCTGGAGTATTAAAAAGAAAATCACCGAGAGCAGTTGGGTCGTGACGCAGATTTATTGATAATGATGAAGAGTAAGATACCAACCGATGATCTTATCGTGCATTTCCTCTGTCTTAGAAAAGCAAATTGTTCTGCGGGTCAGTCGTTTGATATGTGTGCGAAGATTAAGATTATGTCGTTCTGTCCGTTGGGTATATTTCTTGCTCACCACGTGGCCTGTTGCACTTAACAGAACTTTATAAACCGGCCAGGCATCTGTCATATAAAAGGCAATGTTAAATTTGCTTAACAGGGCCGGCAATCGTCGCAGGGCCGGGGCATTTCTCGGGCCGAAGACGTGGGCCAGAGCACGTTTGCGGATACGGTCATAAGCATAGAACAACCACCGGGGATTGCTTTTACACCGCACGTAAGACCATTGTTCACCGGCTTCACAGCAGATAACAACCTCCGTTTCGGGGTCGATATTCTCAGCTACCTGCTTTGGCGAAATTTTTTTAAGTGCCGCAGAACCGTATTGAGGCTGATACCGAGAACCCGTGCGGTATCGCGACATCCGTAACCATTCATGGCCATATTAACAATGGTCTGGTGTGTGTCTGGTTTGGCACCGGCGTAGCTAAAGTTGAGCTGAAAGGTCTTTGAACAATGCTTGCAGATGTAACGTTGGGCACCGGATGCTGAATGTCCGTTACATCGTACAGCATGAGTTTCATTGCACTGAGGGCAGACGACATCAACTTTAGCCATATGTTACATCCAAAGCGCAAAGCATACGTGATCAGCAAGTCTGCGTCACGACCTAACCGTCCTTTTTATTCCCGAAATAACCATTATTTAATGGAGATTCATTATGTCTGAAAATAAAAGTACGCCATTTAGTCAACAGCTTGCTTACTTAAATAAAGGCACGCTGGACAGTGAATTAACCGATGGCATTACCGCACTTGTGAAAGCAGTACGCGAAACAGGAAAAAAGGGAACATTAACCCTGACAATTACCTGTGCGATGCTCAATACGCGCGATGAAAACGCAATGCGCCTTACACCATCGGTTAAAACAACTCTACCAGAACTTGATCGCGCTGAAACAATTATGTTCTCAACGTTTGACGGTGATTTACTTCGCGATGATCCGCAACAAGTGCAAATGGATTTACGCGTTATTGATACCCAACCAACTGCTGCACCTATCCAGTTATCGCAGCAGGGCTAAACCGTAGTTAAATCATTAACAATTGAGGATTAAAAATGGACGTTACCAATAACAACGAATCGGTTAAACATATTGCCGAACTCGCTGTATCAGGTTCACTTATTAAGACGGATATCCCTTACGCAGTTGTACCGCGTGGTTATGAAGTTGAATCTCTTGAAAAATTCATCGTTGATGAAAAGCAAGTCAAACAGAGCGTTACTGTCACTTCTGCTTCTTCTCTGATCGCCTACGTTGTCCGCTTCAAAGATGATCGCAGTGTTATTTTTGCTGATACTGAAAATACACGTTTTCGCGGTGTACTGGATTACCACCTGGACGGTAATACCCCGTTTAAAAATACGCATACAGTAACATATGACTGTCCTCACTCCGAAGAGTGGAAAGCATTTACCCAATACGACAAGAAATCAATGAATCAGGTCTAATTTGCTGAGTTCATTGAGCAAAACATTAATGACCTGCTCCCCGTTGATTAATACAGCGCGATGTTAGTAATGTCTTCATAAGTCACATGAGGACATCCCCATGAAGAAGCGATTTTCCGACGAACAGATCATCAGTATTCTCCGCGAGGCCGAAGCCGGGGTTTCGGCCCGGGAACTCTGCCGCAAGCATGCTATTTCAGACGCTACCTTCTACACCGGGCGCAAGAAGTTTGGCGGCATGGAAGTCCCCGAAGTGAAGCGGCTCAAGTCACTTGAAGAGGAGAACGCCCGCCTCAAGAAGCTGCTCGCTGAAGCCATGCTGGATAAGGAAGCGCTTAAGGTGGCTCTGGGCCGAAAGTTCTGACGACAGACCAGAAGCGGGAAGCCGTGGAAGTCATGTGTGAGATAACGGGTCTGTCGCAACGTCGTGCCTGCAGGCTGGCCGGTCTGTCCCTTTCAACCTGCCGTTATTCGGTTCAGCGTCCGGCTGCTGACGCGCAACTATCTCTGCGTATCACAGAGCTGGCACTTGAACGTCGCCGATTTGGTTACCGGCGCATCTGGCAGTTATTGCGTCGGGAGGGCCTTCACTTCAACCACAAGAGGGTTTACCGCATCTATCACCTTAACGGTCTCGGTGTAAAACGCAGGCGACGCCGTAAGGGTCTGGCGACTGAGCGGCTTCCGCTTCTCCGCCCGGATGCGCCGAACCTGACATGGTCGATGGATTTTGTCATGGATGCACTTGCCAGCGGCCGCCGGATTAAGTGCCTGACCTGCGTGGATGATTTCACGAAGGAGTGTCTGACGATCACCGCCGCTTTCGGTATTTCAGGCGTTCAGGTCGCACGTATTCTGGACGGCCTCGCGCTGTTTCGCGGCTATCCGGCAACGATAAGAACCGATCAGGGCCCGGAATTTACCTGCTGTGCGCTCGAACAGTGGGCTTTTGAGCATGGTGTAGAACTGCGACTTATCCAGCCGGGTAAGCCAACACAGAACGGATTTATTGAGAGTTTTAACGGACGCTTTCGGGATGAATGCCTGAATGAGCACTGGTTCAGCGATATTCTTCATGCCCGGAAAATCATTAATGACTGGCGGCAGGATTATAACGAGTCCAGACCTCATTCATCGCTGAATTACCAGGCGCCGCTTGAATTTGCAGCATGCTGGCGAAACGGGAAACATGAAGAAAAACCAACCGACATTACTAACTGAAGGCTGTATCTAATACTGGGGGCAGGTCAGACTGTCAAAAATAAACATTAAAGGTGAACTATGGCCAGTTTAAGCCAACTATATAGCAGCAAAGAATCAGGGTTGACGACAAAGAAAACATTTCTGGTTCCGCTCTCTGAAATTTATGCCGAAGAAGGTTATAACGTTCTCACGTTGAGGAATTTCGCGATGCTTTTATTGCTGGCGAATATATACCACCACTGGCGGTGGAGGTAACGGAACTCGGTGTTAAAGTCATTGACGGTCACCATCGTTATTATGGCGCACTGGCGGCGACTGAGGCCGGATGTGAAATACCCAGACTGGAATGTAAAGACTTTGTTGGTAGTGAAGCAGATAAAATCGCATTCATGGTTACCAGTTCCCAAGGTTTGGCACTTACCCCTTTAGAACGGGCAGCAGCGTATCAACGTCTTTTAAACCAGAACTGGACTATTCAGGAAATAGCCAAAAAGGTTAAACGCTCTGAATCAGATATTATTCAGCACACCCAGTTAGAAGAATGCTCTGGCTATATTAATAGCCTTGTTCGTTCCGGTTCGATGAATTATGCCATTGCGATCAGTATTCACCGTGAACATGGTGTATACGCTGATCGTGAAGCCGCACGGTTGATTAAAAAAGCAGAAGACGCTGGAAAAACCAAAGTTACAAAGAGCATTGCCCAATCTCAATTTAGTGCCAAGAAAGCACGCCGGATGCTTGAACTGCTATTTGATGCTGTTCCAATCGTCCAGGGTGAAAACAATATGCTTATGCTGAATAGCAGTGTAAAAGACGAGGTCATGCAGATAATTAGTGATTATCGCAATGAAGGCCACCAGCAATGAACGTCAAATTTAATAATGCGCCTTTATGGATAACAGAAAAGGCATTGGCTCTATTAAGCCAATTCAGTAACAGTCGGGTTATTCCTCGCCGAGTTAAAAATAAACCCCTTCTTACTTTACGTGTTAATAAACGCTGGCATTTACTTTCTCATAACGGGGGTAAAGATTGGCAATTACTTACCCATAATGATTATCGCAACATCATTACTCAACAGCCGGAGGCAAAATGAAAGAGCGAGAATACTTTGTTATCAGCGTCAAGCATAACCAGCGCAGTGACCGCTACGGCCCACGCATGAATACTGGAGAGTGAGATGTCAAAACTAACTACAACAGAGCGCAAGTGGCTTTCTGAAGTTCAGGCTGTTCTGGACCGCTGCCCTTCTGATCGTATTGGCTTTTACACGACTGGCGATTGCACGGTATTTACATGGAATTTGGATAAAACAGACGCCGTTAACGACCACTGTTGTGACTTTTACGAGGCAGTTAAAAAAGAGCGTGCCAGCTTCAGCATAACTCTAAAATTTCCAGCACAAGTTGAAAGCACAGCAGGTTGAGGACCAAATCATGACAATTACATCTGAAAAACTGATTTCTAATCTGGACGGGCAGCGAAATGGTCGGATGGACGCCATCAATCCATATGCCGCGCTGGGCTTCACGTATCACCCTGGAGATTACAGGTGTGAGGGTTGAGCGGTTACAGGATATCAGTGCCAGTGATGCTCTGACAGAGGGTGTCACGCACCGCACCATGAATTGCCCCAGACATGAGTATTTCCAGATCTGGAACAGCATTTATGGCGACATGGCTCACGAAGCTAACCCGTGGGTATGGGTTATCGAATTCAAATGTATGGAGGGTAAGGCATGAAAAATTCACTCGAAGATTTGAATAATCACTTATTTGCACAAATCGAAAGATTGTCAGACGAAGAGCTGGGTGGTGAAGCCTTAAGCATTGAGCTACAACGTTCAAAAGCGATATCTGCTGTTGCCAGTCAGATTATCGGCAACGGCAAGCTGGCTCTCGAAGCCCAAAAGGCATTGGGGGCGGGAGAAGTTAAAACGGTACATAAATGGCTGGAGGCAAAATAATGTTTGTTTACAGTTCAGAAATGCGTGCGTGGATGCGCATCAATTATATGTTGCCAGCAGGTCAACTTACAGCAGCTTTCAATCATAAATTTTGTACTGATAGAACTGCGAAACATATTCATGGATTCCGAAAAACAATGGGGCTGAAAACTGGACGTACCGGGCGCTATGAAAAAGGCAACGTCCCATTTAATGCTGGTACTAAAGGGTTTATGAAAAGAAATTCTGGCACATTCAGAAAAGGAAATATACCCGCAAACCATCGACCGATGGGTTCTGAACGGATAGATTCAAAAGACGGATATATTTATATAAAGGTAGCAGAACCTAATAGATGGAGAATGAAGCATCGGGTTATATGGGTTCAACATTACGGAAAAATAAGACAAGGTGAAATTATAACGTTCAGGGATGGAAACATCCTCAACTGTAATATTGAAAATCTGGAAAAAATCACCAGAGCCGAACATGCCGTATATAACAAAAGGTTCAGCGGCATCCCCACTGAATTGAAGCCTACCGCAAGAGCAATAGTAAAACTTGGTCTGGCAGTTTCAGGGAGATCAGCAGATTGACAATTACAGCAGAAGACGTGATTTACGGATTAGGTTTGCATGCTCAAGAAAAGGAGGGTGGCAGTTATCACGTAAATGTAGATGAGGCTCGCATTCTGTTGGCTTACATCGACGCCCAAGCAGTGCGGATTGCAGAACTGGAAGCCCGTGAAAACCGAGTGACAAAACTCGTTTTTGATAGCAGTAAGTCGTGGCATTTGCTTGCTGATAAATGGGCTAAGGCAGAGCAAGAGCTGGCAGCGCTGCGGGAACATGTAAACCAGTCTTACAAGTTAAACTCTCCGGTAATCCCGGATGGTTTAATCGTCGCCGTTAATCATCTGCTAGACGTTGATGGCACCAGAGGGTGTTGCAGCACCATCCAATGCCATGATGCGCGGGAAAAGGTAGAACGTTTACTGGCAGTAGCGTCGGGGGCTTGAGTGAAGGAAGTCATTAGAGGCGACACCGAGCCTGTTCACATTGTGGTAGCAAATCAGGCCATCGAAACGCATAAGAGAAAGTACGGAACTGGCAACAAATATCATCCCATCATCTACTCGATCAGATACCGCAATAAATCCTATCAAATTGAAGTAACGAACCGAAAAACAACAATATCGGCATCGGTCATTACGGGTGTCCGCAGGTTATTGAAGGTTTGGAATGCATAACACCATAAAAGGAATACAAATGTTTAATCACTTAATGATTGACCTCGAAACAATGGGCAATAAACCATCATCACCGATTCTAGCAATCGGCGCGGTGTTCTTTTCTCCACAAAATGGAGAGCTTGGAGAGGAATTCTACACCCCGGTGAATCTTGAAAGTGCAATGGCCGGTGGGGCAATCCCTGATGCTGATACGATCATTTGGTGGCTGAAGCAAAGTTCAGAAGCCCGCGCGGCTGTATGTGTTGACGGCACGCCATCGCTAATGTCAGCACTCTATGATATGAATAAATTGTACTAGCTCAGACCTGATCTGACAGTTACCGGTTATTTATACAGGTGTCTGTCAGATTACATCTGGTTCAGATTTTTTTCTGCCCAGACTCGTTTACCATCAAGTAACGTGGCCATTGGCGTACGCCCGCAGCACATTTTTCCCTGATGAGTTCGCTCATTATTGTAATGCCACAACCAGTTGTCCAGATCCGTTTGCAGGCTCTCCAGGTCTTCGTATAACTTCTTACGGAACGTAACCTGATAAAAATCCTGCAAAATAGTTTTATGGAAGCGCTCGCAGATGCCGTTCGTCTGCGGAGACATCGCCTTCGTTTTTGTATGGTCGATATCGTTGATGGCCAGATACAGCTGGTAATCATGCTGCTCCACCTTACCACAGTACTCCGTTCCCCTGTCGGTCAGGATCCTCAGCATCGGCAGTCCCTGAGCCTCGTAGAACGGCAGTACGCGATCATTGAGCAGGTCTGCGGCGGTGATCGGCGTTTTACTCGTATACAGCTTGCAGTGTGCCACTTTCGAGTACGTATCCACGAACGTCTGCTGGTAGATACGACCCACACCTTTCAGATTGCCCACGTAGAAGGTGTCCTGCGACCCGAGATAACCCGGGTGAGCAGTTTCGATTTCTCCGCTGGCCTCGTCATCGTGGGCCTTCTTCTCCAGCGCTGCGATTTGAGCGTCGGTAAGCACGATGCCTTCTCTGGCGACCTTTTCCTCAAGTGCCTTCAGGCGTTTACGGAAGTTCTCCAGGTCGTGCCGTTGCCAGATGGAGCGCACGCCGCTACCGGAGATAAACACGCCTTTTTTACGCAGCTCATTACTGGTCCGGTGTTGCCCGTGGGCCGGGAACTCAACGGCATATTCAACAACAGCGCGTTCAGTGGCTTCGTCGGCGCGGTTCTTCAGGTTGGGGACGCGGCGGTTCTGGTTAATCAGCGCATCGATGCCGCCTTCAGCAGCCAGTTCCTGATAACGGTAAAACGTGTCGCGTGACACGCCCATGATCTTGCAGGCTTTTGATACGTTACCGAGTTCTTCGGCGAGATTGAGCAGGCCGGCTTTGTGTTTGATGATGGGATTGTTAGTATGAAGCATGAGAGTTACCTCGCGTTTTGTTTAAGGATTAGACACCCATATCAAAACCGGTAACTCTCAACCTTTCAAGGTCCAGTGTCAGATCAAGTCGCGACTAATACAGATTACGAACCTAAGTAAGAGCAACCGGTGGGGAGCAATCCCCACCAACTCTTTGTTGTCGTGGTCTTGCCTCAATGCACCCTTCCCCCAAAAAAACTGGCACACGGTACACCAATAGTACACCACGAGAATATAAATTATTGATTTTTATCCATAGTGAACCCCATCTTCTGTAGGAGCAATGACAGAAGGTATGGCCCAGGCCCCGGGTATCTTATATGTCAAAGCAATAATGGACTTTTTCACAGCAGCCATATTCTCGGTCGTGACGCAGACTTGCTGATCACGTATGCTTTGCGCTTTGGATGTAACATATGGCTAAAGTTGATGTCGTCTGCCCTCAGTGCAATGAAACTCATGCTGTACGATGTAACGGACATTCAGCATCCGGTGCCCAACGTTACATCTGCAAGCATTGTTCAAAGACCTTTCTGCTCAATTTTAGCTACTCCGGTGCCAAACCAGACACACACCAGACCATTGTTAATATGGCCATGAATGTTTCCGGATGTCGCGATACCGCACGGGTCCTCGGTATCAGCCTCAATACGGTTCTGCGGCACGTAAAAAAATTTCCCCAAAGCAGGTAGCTGAGAATATCGCCCCCGAAACGGAGGTTGTTATCTGCTGTGAAGCCGGTGAACAATGGTCTTACGTGCGGTGTAAAAGCAATCCCCGGTGGTTGTTCTATGCTTATGACCGTATCCGCAAACGTGCTCTGGCCCACGTCTTCGGCCCGAGAAATGCCCCGACCCTGCGACGATTGCTGGCCCTGTTAAGCAAATTTAACCTTGCCTTTTATATGACAGATGCCTGGCCGGTTTATAAAGTTCTGTTAAGTGCAACAGGCCACGTGGTGAGCAAGAAATATACCCAACGGACAGAACGGCATAATCTTAATCTTCGCACACATATCAAACGACTGACCCGCAGAACAATTTGCTTTTCTAAGTCAGAGGAAATGCACGATAAGATCATCGGTTGGTATCTTACTCTTCATCATTATCAATAAATCTGCGTCACGACCCTATTCTCTACTATTTCTGGGATATTCAGTAATACTGATATCTTTTCCACAATGGGTTATTCAGTTTTATATTGCCTCATCTACCGTGGTTATTTTACCGCACATCCATCAGATTTTACTACTGCGGGCGGTTAATGAGATGGTCCCCATCCCCTGTGAGCGCTACGCTGACAGGGGGTTTTTCTTTCTGGGGAAGGCCATCATGCAAAACGTTACGTGTATTGGTATCCGTTCTCGGCAAGCATTCCTTCCACATTCACTGCCAGGATAAATCAGGCAAGGCATTACTACGTAAAAAGGTTGCCCGTACCAAACTTATTGAGTTTCTGGCTGGCTGCACATCGGCTAGCGTTGTGATAGAAGCCAGCGCCGGCACCCATTTTATGGCTCGCCGGCTCGCTGATTTAGTCCATGAAGCAAAATTGATTTCTCCGCAGTTCGTCCGCCCTTTTGTTAAGAGCAACAGGAACGATTTTGTCGATGCGAAAGCCATATGCGAAGCAGAACCCCGTCCCTCAATGCGATTTGTGCAACCACGAACTGAAGCCCGGCAGGCCATGCGGGCACTTCACCGCGTCAGGGAATCGCTGGTCAGAGATAAAGTCAAAACGACCAATCAGATGCATGCTTTTTTGCTGGAATTTGGCATCAGTATGCCAATCGGAGCCGCCGTGATAAAACGGCTTTCAACCGTCCTTGCAGAGAACGAACTTCCTCCCTATCTGGCACAGTTGCTGATACGCTTAAAGCTTGCAGTGCGACACTTTCGGGTACGTATCCACAAACGTCTGAGGGTAGATGCGGCCACACCTTCCAGATTGCCAACGCAGGCGGTGTCCTGCGACCCGAGGTAA